TGTTGTCTTGTTAATACTATTCCTGCTTGTCGTTTAAACTCAGCAAAAGTACCAAAATATCTATTCCAAGTAGCTTCAGAAATTTTAGAATGATTCCTAAAGTAATTCCTAGATACCATTTGTGTTTCATCTAGCTGCGCGATCCTTCTTAACTCTTTAATACAATCTTCTGCTGTCCATGAAGCTATAAATTTAGCTTCATTTTCAGACATTGGTACTTTATTTATCTTAGCCATGATAACCTTTATGTTGTATTAGATAGTGTGAGTTTATTCGATAAAACCTAGTTTAAGTTGAAGGGAACGGTAACTTTTTTACTGATACCATTAGCGTTAATTGACCAAGTAGTTAAAATAACTGAGCCATTGTATATACTATTCTTAAGAATAAAAGTACCGCTAGCATTAGCCGCTGGTGTTCCAGTCATAGAATAAGTAAAAGTAGTTGCAGAAAGATCTGTTATGGTAAAGTTACCATTATAAAGTGAATCAGAAGCACCAGAGATAGTAACTTTTGTTCCTGTAACTAATCCATGAGCAGAAGTAGTTGTAAAAGTAGCTAGTATACCTGAATGGGTGATACTTATAGGTACAGAAGTATTAGTAATATAACAATTAACAGTAGATGATGTACCAGAAATAGCTGTAGCAGATAGAAGATTAACTCCACCAACAGTATCTAAACTCCAAGCATAAGTAACACCAGTTTCAGAAGTTATACTAGAAGCATAGTAACTTGTTAAACCTGCTGTTTGTTGAAAACGGTTTCTAGTAGCCCAAGATAAACTTAAGTTAGTTAAACTTATACTTGTAGGCCAGTAACCACTATTAACTTGGAAGTTAGCTGGTGGATAAGGTCTGTGCATACGCCCATAAAGAGTTACATTATTAACTGTAGCTGAAGCAAGCGGTAAAACACCTCTAGCAGTAGTAGTAAGTAGTTTTACATGGACTGTCTCACCTAAGAGATACTCTTGTTTATCTGAACCACTATAGTCATCCCAACCCATCATACGCGAACCTACAGTATGATCTTCAGGGATAGTGTCTAGTACACCTCTAAGTACAGTAAGAGTACCACCAGAAATAGTTACAATTCCCATTAACTCATCACCTATTTGTATAAAATCACCTACAGGAAGATAAGTAGGATTAATTATATTAGCTAGAAGTACAGTTGTAGTATATCTATCAAGAGCAGAAGCTAAGGTAGCAGTAGAGCAGAAGTTAAGTGAACCATAAGGTTTATAAGTACTACCTGTAGTTGTCCAAATTTCAGCTAGTATACTATCAGGGGTAGGAGCAGCAGCCGCAGCTACCATAAAAGAAGTAGTAGTATCAACTATTTTAGCATAAGCATCACCTTTAGCTAAGGCAACAGAATAATAAGGAGTCTCTAAAATAAGTTGATAAGGTGCATCTATAGGATCGCTTACTGGAGAAGTCCAACTTGTAGCAGCAGGAGTTGTATATATTATATTAGGGGCTTTAAAAATATCTTCTACAGCTTCTATAGTAATCTGCCCTGATGTAAGTGTACCTAACTCAATAGAGTAAACTCTCATAGTTATAATAGAATTAAGGTAATCAGGCCTATCTAATAAGAAAGCATCACCCTTATTAAGATTTTCAGCATCCCTATTACAATTTATAGTGCAACTATAAGCTGGAGTTGACAATTGTTGTAAGTCTCTTATAGCTAACTTCTGGGCTACATCACTAGAAGCAACCCCAGAATAAGTTATTACTTGTTCTATTGGTGTACTTTGTCTAGCACCTAAAGTTATATTAACCATAGGAATAGAAGTATTATCTTGGTTAGTTATATTATCAACATATTTAACCGTAACCTTACTTACTAATGTTCCTATAGAAGTCGTATGAAAATCATTTATAGCTGAAGTATTACTTTTATTTAGTATAAGTAAACCAGTTGTATCAGTTAATTGCCTTATTAAATTTATATAAAATTTACCATCAGTCCTATTCTGATAAACATTACCTTGAATATGTTTACAAATGTCACCTACAAAGTCCTCTATCTTTCCTTCATCCCATAACCAAGAGAAACCTAATCCTTCATTCCAGCAAGTTCTAGCTGCTAATTCCCAACTAGCATTGTCTATAAGAGCATCGAGATAACCCATACCCCAAGTAGGATCAGTTAAACATTCTCTTAATACATGAACAGCATTAATTAATCCTGCTGGATGATAGGTTACACCACCTGATTGTATTCTTATAGGGCCAATGGCATCAGCAAGAGGATTACCATTCATAGTATATGAAATAGAACTTGTAGTATAGCCTATTGAATTAGTAGTAAAAGTACCATTATAGTTATTATCAGTAGCACCAGAAATAGTTATTAAACCTCCAGGTGCTAGTAGTGTTCCACCGACATCTGTAAGTGTCATATCACCGGTAAAATAGGCTGTTGCTAGGTTAGTCCCTGTATGTCTAATATAGATTAAATCAGCATTTATATTTTTAATATAAGAATAAACAGGTGAACTAGGTACTTCAGCATAAGCATCATACCATTGAGCTATACCTGTATAATGTCTAGTATGTATCCTAGTACACATGAAAGACCAAGGTTTCATATAGTAGTTCTGGCCTATATAAACATGTTCTAGTACTATAGAACAGATACCTCTAAAAGCTGGTATAGCAGAACCAATAACACTTGCTAGGTACGTATTAGCTGTTTGTGTTATTTTACCTAGACTTATACCTAAAGCACCTATAATACCTCCTTCTCTTGAAGTACCACCAAAAAGCTCAGGTTGGTTTATACTAATAGTTCCATCACCAGTAGAACCTTGCCAAGCAATTAGATTATTAACCCTAACTTCTATTATTTTATCAATAGGCCCATGGCAAAGTGCTAGTTGCATACCAACATAATATTGAGGTGTTTTAGGGCTACCGCCACCTTTACTCATAATAAGTTATCTCTTTCGTAAACAAAAACTACAAGTTCAGTTGCCATAGCATCATCTAAAGCTAAGAGTTGACTAGCAAGAAGACCATTAAGTACTACTTCTTTCCATTCAAAACCATGAAATTCTATAAAAGTTTTCCATCCATTTACACAACCACCTTTTTGCCTTGCATCAGACATTGTGATAACTGTATCTTGTTCTATTATCATCCTTTTTTACCTCCTGCATTCGAAGCAACCATTACAATAGCTAAATCACCCCACCAAGTAACACTTGAATTACCTATCATCCTAGAACCAAATAAGACAGGTATTACTTTACCTGTAGTAGTAGAAGGGACAGCTAAAGGAGTAATTCCGGGGGGTGGAGGTTCTTTTGGCATCATCATAAAGACTGATACTATTGATGCTAACATTACAACTATTATTATACCGATTACCCACCACATTATAATAGTCCTTGTGTGCCAAAAGGGTCTTGAGAAGGCATACGAGGAAACATAAGCCCATTTTCTATATTATTAAAAGCAATACAACTTGTTTCTGTTAAACTACAGCCTGGATATAATACTATAGTTCCTATCTGACTACCCGTAAAAGGGGTAGAAATAGTGAGAGAAGAACCTACATTTTCTATTATTTGTCTAGTCTGCCCATTAAGGGTACATTTACCTCCATTAAAATAACCATTAGGTTGTATTAAAGTGGTTATTTGAAGTAAGGTAGAACTAGCAGTTATAGTTCCTGCATTAAATCCCCAGAGAAACTCATTAACACCACACTGTGCACTATAAAGGATATGATTACAATGTAAGTTTGATCTATAACGAACACCCGCTTTAACATCTAAAGTAAAAGAACTATCACAAGTTACTTCTATTACTGTTAATGATTTTCTATTAGCAGCGATAACCTGCCCTCTCCAAGAGATAAGTCCATCTTTATAGATAGTAACTAAAATAGGTTGTTCAGGAATATCTTGCATTATACTAAGTGCAAAAGCATTTAGGGAATCAAAGGTAAAAATGATAGGACTTTTAGCAAAATTATCTGTTACCTTCATAGAAGAGCGACTTACTAAGGCAGGAGTACAAGTAATCCCTGCCACAGTAGTATTAAATAAGGTTGGGGTAAAGCCTGTATAAACCCCATTGTTAGAAAATATATATACTTCAGACATAAAAAAATACCGAGTAAATAAAGTTAAGTATAACTTAATTAAGTTAGGACTTCAATAACTGCTACACTAATATTAGTTATTCCTCGTGCTTGATGGTCATAATTAATTGTGTCTGTATCTAATCTAACTTTAGTTAATATCTGTATTTCAGAAACTACCATATCTACTGTAGATAAAGTTGTAAATGTAATTTTCTCTGTAGTAGAATTAATAACTTCTATAAGAGCTATAGTAAAACATTGAGAAGTATCACCAAGATTATTAGTACCGATAATTCTTATATACGGTATAGGAAAATTAGTAAAGTTACCATTAGCTATAAGTATAAAAGGATCACCTATATGTAATGCTGTAAGTGCCTGCATATCACGTTGGTTAGATGGTAGCCAGAAAGCTTGATATTTTCCTTTAAGATAATCAAATCCTCTACGTAGTTTATGTAAACTAGCATGATTAGGTGAAAATAAATTTATAGTGGAACTTTCTCTTGTATAGGACTCATTATCTATCTTAATTAATATACCTACATCCGCATCTAGTATTTGTTGTTCTTTACTATAATTATTATTAATACCACCAGAAACTATAATAGGTAATTCTAATAGAGGTAAACCTAAGAAAGTATTAGAAAAAAAAGAAACAGGATCACAAAAAGGAGAAGTACAAGTTATAGAGATTGCCCCAGTCTTTTTATAGTTTTCTTCTGATTGAATTTTAATCCCTCCCTCAGCATAACCCGTATAAACTGGAGCAACCCAACAAGAAGAAAAATTAGCTATTAAAGCTGTATGCAAAGTAAAACTATTAGTAGCTATAGCTACTATTTGCCCTGTTTCCCATACAGTATAAGATTTCCAAAATACAACTGTACTTCCTATTTCATATTCATAACCAGCTAAAGAAATAGGTATAACTAATTGACCAGCTAATAGATTAGTTACTTTTATAGATTCTGTCCATAGAGCTAATGAGATAGGTAAAGCTGACATTTTCCTGCCTAAAATCTTAGCAAAACTAAACTCTTCATTAGTTAGAAATTTATAGTTATAGTTTATAGTTAATCTAGGTTTCTCTCTTAAAGTGAATCTTTGTTCGCTAGAAAAACATTTAATATTATCTGTTAAATAAGTTCTTGATTCTTTAAAAGAAGAGATAGAATTAAAAGGCCAAAATAAAGCTCTAGTACCTGTAATATATAATGGATATATAAATGTAGAAGTAATAAAATTAAAATTGCCTTTAATAGAAGCAACACCATTTTGTGACGCACTTATAGAGAAAATAATATTTTGTAGTGGTTTAAAAGTAAAAGGTAAGGTGCTAAGAGAAGGTAACGTTATAGTTACATCAGGTAAAGTGGTAGCTGTAATAGAACTAAGGGTAGTAGGAACTAAAAAAGCATTCCAAACATTTTCTGGTACTGTATAAGTATTTACTACTTGACCTAAATTTAATGGATTAGGGGTAAAATGTAATCTATTATAATAATCACCAAAGAAACTAGCATCTATAATACCACCTAAAATAGGGTAAGTATAAGCGGCTGCAAGGGTATTAGTTACTAAAGTTAAGTTAACTAAATCTAAAGATTGATAAAAATTATGGTAAGGGTAATTATCTAGGAGATAATCAGTAGTATCCTCGGAAATAATAAAACTAGCTAAATAAGATAAGTCTATTGTCTGTACATTTGTTAACGATACAAGAAAACCGTAAATACTAGGAGTAATTACTAAACTATTAGGTTGAGTTAACTTAGCTACAGTTAAAGTACCATTATAGACATTAACCGTAGAAATTAAGTTACCTTGAACAATACTTTGTAGACTTAAACCAAAACTATTTATTACAGGGGTCGTAAGTATACAATTCTGGGATAGATTATTTACTATTAGAGAGATAGGCATCTACTTAAATTGAAGCTAATTGTAAAGGGATTAAATCTTCTGTAGTCCAAGGAATAGTTAACAAGACTCTATTTAGACGCTTCTTATTTTCTTGTATAAACTCAACCCAACTTTCCTCTGTAAAAAAATCAGGTTTAATACTATTAATTAAGTTAACAGAGATCATAGCTGCACTATAATATTGTGCTATTTGCTCAGATGTTAGTTCTAGTTTATCCATCTTATTTTCCTTTAATTAGGGAGTATAACGTACTGCGAAACCTAAAGTACCTGTATTTGTTTGGGTTAAAGTTATAGTTGACCAGTAACTAGTACTATCTCCATTTCTAAAAGCTATATTCTTACAACGCCAAGGAAATATCATCCATTGGTCAGGACTAAGAGTAAGTATATCACCAATATTATAATTATCTACCCTAACTAATCTAACATGTTCAACATAACCTAAATACATATATAAACCAGAAGATGAAGATCTTTGTAAATTTAGAGGTACTAAAGTAGTTTGAGCATTAGTTAAATTCGGGCAACGAAAATAAGTTGAGTTTGTTACAGCTGTATAAGTTATATTAGTGGTATAAGACCAAAGATCACCATCTATCTCTGCATGAAAAATAGCACAGGAAGTATTATAATTACCAATGAAAGGAAAGCCCGGAACAAAAGGTATTGATTGAGGTACATCAATATCAAAAGGGTCATTATTAGTTGTTAGTATAGTATTATCATCTATTGAACGTAACACATTACCATAGATTCTAGGTATTGTTTGTCCAGGTATAGGATTTTGCCCTTCACTACCAGCAGTAGAAGAAGAACTTGAGCCACTTAGAAAATTACCGCCAGTAAAAGCTAAAGGATGTATTTTAACAATATCACCAAACATAAGATGCTGTATAAAGAGAGTACCATACTGTACTACTAGAACTACTGTATCAGGAGAAGAGTTAATAAAAAGATAGTAAGAAACAGGCCAGTCACCAGCAAGTAAACATATAGTTCTATTCTGTGATGTAGGTGAAGTAGAACCAGTAGAATCTAAAGCACCTTTAAGAGCTACATTATAAGTATCAGAGGTAACTTCTATATAGCTAGAACCTTTAGATAACCAGTTACCAGATAAAGCCCAACCGTTAGCAACACATTGAGTAGTAAGTAGAGTTGCTAAACTAGCACAACTAGAAAGAGAACCAGAATAGAAAGCCATTAAGATAACCTCAAAGCAATAAAATCATTAAACCCAGTAAGTCGTCTATCTCGGAAACAAATATAAGTTATACCAGAAATTACTATTGTATTTTCAACAGCATTATTAAAACCAGTTATATAGTAAAGTCCAGAAAATTCACCATAAACATTAGGAGATTTATCAGATATAACTATACTATGTAAACTATAGTAACCTACAGAACTACTACTTAAACTAGCTGTATTTCTAATTTGGGTAATACCAGCATAAGGATATATATCTGGCATTAACCATAATCCAGCAGGATCACGAAGAAAACTAGAGATACTTGTACCTTTAAAACCCGATAGTATCATATAACCATAAGGAGTAGGGTAATTAGAACCATTATAAGTAGAAGCAGATATACCTAGATAAGTATTAGAAGAACTCCACCAAAGATCAGCACTATATCTAGTAAGTAAACCTATATTAGCTAAACTTCCAAAAGCATAAACAGGATAAGGGTATTGACTAGGGGTAGCATAAGGAAGATATTTCCCTATATAAATCATCTCATAAATATCAGAGAATTTAGCTACTATAATCCCTCTTTGACCATCAGCAACAAACCAATATTGTATAGATTGATTCCATAAGGTAGCACCAACAATAGGTGAACTACCAGCTTGATTCTCAAAACTATTACCAGAAACATAACCTGTAAAGACACCAATTTCTAAATTATAATAATCAGCAGTCGGATCTTGATAAGCTTTTAGCCCCATGAATATCTGTTCTGCTCCTGAAAGTCCGGGAGCTTGCCAAATATATTCTATATTAGTACCAGTAGAAACTACGGTAGCTACAGCATTTCTTTTAATAGTCCAGTTTTGCCCTGAACCTAAACCTGTAGTTACAAAAGTATTAAAAGCAGCAAGTAACATTTTATGACCTGATGCAGCATCATTAATCCCACTTCCTGTAACTGTCCCAGTTATATATGCCATTTGTTATACCTATAATTAAATCTAGTTCCCTATTATAACATTTAAGGAACTAGATTTCTATTTAATTAAGCAACTCTATTCTTTCTCATAATATTAACAATCATACGTTCACCTTGTGGAGTATCCATATAATCACCAACAACACTAGGATCAAGTATATTATTAACTTTAACATTTACTTGTGGTGCTTGTTGTTTACCTAAAGTACCACCACCAGCTAAAGCTTGAGTTAAATCTTTATTTTGTTGTGGTGCAAGTACACGTTCACCAGCACTTAAGAGGTAAGTTTGATCGGCTGGTACATTAGTTAAACCAGCATGAGCTTGTGGCATAGGAGTAGCAGCAATAGTAGCAAGTTGTACTGCACCAGTAACACCAACTAGCGTAGCCATGATCGCACTATAAGGAGCTGGTAAATCATAAGCTTTCATAATACCTGTAGCAGTATTCATAATACAGGCAGCTATATTAAAAGCTTTCTCGGCAGCAAAAGCTAATCTAGCTTGTGTACTTCTAGCGCCATACATTTTTATCATAGCACTAGTAATACCGTGCATAGCATCAGCACCAGCTTGAGCAATACCAGCATACATTTGTATGTTAGAACTTAACTCAGCTTTATTAGCCTTATCAGTAATAGCTTTCTTAGCAGCAGCATTTTTCTCAGCAGATAAAGTAGGATCATTCTGAAAATTAGCTATATCGTAATCTCTATTCTTAACTATATTTTCTTGATTAGCTAGATGCCCACCAACAGCAGTAGCATAACCAGTCTTATCACCAGTAGAGATAACACTAGTTTGTAACTGTGTACTAGACTTTAAATGCTGTGCCCGTTGAGCTTCCAGTACATTAATTTTCTCTAAGTTATCTTTTTGGTTAATACCATTAGCTTCCTGTTCTTTAAGTAGATTACTTACCTTAGCAGTAGCATCATACTCTTTTTGTTTAGCAGCTATTAAAGCAGTAGCAGCATCAGATTGAGTAATTAAACCAGCTTGTCTTGCTACGTTAATAGAGTTTTCTAACATAGCAACTTCTTGAGTTACATTTCTCAGGTGTTCTTCTGCTATAGCTACAAGTTTAGAACTTACCTCTGATTGCTGTAATATATCAAGATACTTTAGAGCTTCAGTATTACCATCTTTAGTATACTCAGCTCTCATTTGTTCATACTTTAAGTTTATCTTTAAAGTCTCACCTTCAGCTACATTACCCTTAGATATAAGTACATCAGCTTTTAAACCTTCTACTTTCTTTCTATACTGGTCAAGATAAACTATATTATCGTTATTAAACTTTTCTTTTTTCTGTGCTATTTGTATATCTAATACAGATTCATCAGCTTTAAGCTTATTTAAAGCTGTTTGTTGTGTGATAGCTGCTATATCCCCTTTCTGTACTGGGATAGTAGACATAGTTTCTTTAACATATTTAAGCATTAAAGGAGTTAAGTTAGCTTTAACTTTAGCTAATTCTTCAGGGTCAGTTTCTCCTACATTAACACCAGCTTTTTTATAAATATTAGTAACAGCACCAGTGCCTTGGTTATAAGCTGCAAGACTTATTTCTGCATCTTTAAATCTAAGTAGCATTTGGTCAAGATATTGTCTACCAGCTTTAGCTAGTTCGACCATACCAGCATCAGCAAACTCTTTAGCTTCTCTACCAGTAGCAACCCAAGCTGCTTCTGTAATTTGCATAGAACCACGAGATTTATCAGTAGAACTTCCACTTACAGCAGATGCACCACGACCACCAAAAGTACCTTTAGCTCCAGTAGATTCATCAGTATCACTTTTAGTTTTAGTCTCTTGCCAACGAACAGCAGCATAGATAGCTTCTTTATTCTTAGTTAAAAGCAAAGCATTACTTTGTAAAGTAGCATTTTCTTTTTCTACTGCTAAAGTAGCCATTTCTTTAGCTCTAGTAGTCTCCTTAGTAATATTAAATATCTTTAATTCTATATCATGTACTTGTTGTTTACCTTGTATTTCAGGAGTAGCAACTTTACCTCCAACAGAAATCATACTTTGTTCTACAGCAGCTTTCTGTTTCTCTAGTAGAGCTATTTTAATCTTCCCAGCATTATCAATATCAGCATTACTTTGTGTAAGTAGAGCTTGTTGTTTAGCTAAAGCTTTAGAAATAGCAGAATTAGACATACCTAAAGGGTCTTCATCTGGTATAACTGAATGTTCTGCTTCAGCTATAAGAAGCATTTTACGTTTAGCTTCTTCTATATTAGCTTGAGTTTCAGAAGCTAAATCTGCTTTAGAGAAACCTTCACCAGTGTCGATAGCATTAAGTTTACCTTCAGCAATAGCTTTATCTAAATCTTTTACTGTTTTCTTTGTATCTTCGAAACTATTAATAAGGTCGCGTTGATCTTTAATAGCAGCTCTAACAGCAGTATCTTCAAATGCTTTCTTAAGACCAAAGTCAGGTACTATTTTACCTATAGCTACAAAAACTTCGTACATCTTCTCAAAAATAGGTTGCATAAAAGAAAGTTTATTAGCAACATAATCAAAAGCAGCACCAATCTTATTAGTAACAGAATAAACATTATTCATAGCTACATCAAACATACTTGTAAGAAAGTTAACTAAACCATAACTTTTTTCATGGAATGTTACTGTAAAACCGATAACTTTATCATAGGCAATACCTAAACCAACTATCTTAGCTGTTGTATAAGCTACAGCAGCGGCTACAGCAAGTTCAGGAGCAGCTAAACCAGTTACCATTATTAAGGCTCTACTTGCAGCAGCAGCTAAAACACCAAAATTAATTATAGCAGCTTTAATAGCTGTACCAACTAACCTAGCCATAATAACAGCACTTAATACTTCTACTGCTTGTATAATACCTTTGATATTAGTACCTACAGCACTAACCATTTCGGCTGCTACTTTAACTATGTCATTCATAGTATCTCTAGTATCAGCAAAGATAGCTCTATCCATTAAAGTATAAGCTGTTTGTAATCTGTTTAAATTACTTTGTAATCTATCTTGTATTAAGGTAAATACACTATCATCAGGCCCACCAAATATTTTTCTATAATGAGCAGAAAAGATAGGTACAGCTTCTCTAGCTATAACCTCATTTTTCTTCATACTTTCCATGAAAGCGGCAGGAGTTTTACCCATAGATTGAGCGAAAGCTTCTACTGCTCCTGGCAATACGTTACCTAACTGTTTCTTTACTTCTTCAGATTGTACAACACCTTTAGCGAACATTTGATCTAAGGCTAAGAACAAAGAATTAATCTTTTCTTCGGGTAGATGTAAGATTGTTCCTACTTCAGCAAACTCTTGAAAACTTTTATTAACTGCTTTTTGACTAACTCCAGCTAGTACAGCAGAAGGAGCATAACGTCTATAAGCTTGTTCAAGAACAACCAAAGATTGACCAGCTTTATCAGCTACTTCTTGTAGAAAAGCTAAATTTTGTTGTGTTTTTTCTGAACCAAAGATACCAAGTAAACTAGATTCTGTTACTTGTTGTTCTAAACCAGCTTTAGGAATATCAATAAGAGCTTGTTTAGTATATTGTAAAGTTACGTTTAAGAGTTTATAAGCTCCCATAACTTCAGCAATACGTACAAGTAGACTTTGATGTTGGGTTACGTTTGCAGCAAGTGCAGTAGAGTTTTGGTTTACAGCATTAGTATGTTCATTAGTAGAACTAGCAGCTAAAGTTCTAGCTCTATTCATTTCTAAAGCTTCTGTATGAAGAGCAGCCATTTGAGCATTAGCTTGTTGCTCTGCTCTTATCCTAGCTCCATTATGGATAGCATATAAATCTCTAGCTCGTTGATCGTAAGTTTGGAAGTTAGCTAATAGTCGGGCATTAGTTTCTCTTTCTGTTTCTACTAAAGCAGTAGCAGCGATTCTAGCAGCTTCAGNTCTAGCATTAGCAGAACCACTAGCAGTATAACCACCTAAACTACCACCAGAAGCAGCAGTAAGAGTAGAAGCAGATATAGATTCAGCAGCAGCCCTAGCATTTCTTTCAGCAAGTAATTCTGCTTGTCTAACAGCTCTAGCAGCGGAATCATCTGCACTTTTACCAGAACCTAAACCCAAGTTAGATGCCATAGCTTGAGCTTGGGTTAAAGCAATTATCTTATCTTTTGTAGCATCAATAACTTTATTGTAGGTTTCTGTTTGTCTAGTAATGTTATAGATTGCTTGATTACTTGTTCTCTCATTATTAGCTACAGCAGCTCTATTATTTTCATAAGAGTTATTTAATCTAGTTTCAGCAGCAATTTGTTTATCTACTAAAGCAAGTCTTTCTTTCTCTATAGTAGATAAACTTATTGTAGCTTGAGTAACTTTATCTACTGAAGCAGACATATTAGAAGTTACGGTAGCAAACTTTGCTCCCTCTGTTGTATCAAAAACAAGTTTGATTTCCAGTAACTTTTGTGCCATTAATTAATCTCCAATAGATTCAGGTTCAGGTGGTGATATAACTTCTACATAACTACTATGTAAATAAGGTAGGTCATGGAGTGTTTTCTCCATTGGGGCAGCGTTAGCTTTTATTAATTCTATAATAATAGCTGTATCTAATTGATAGTATTCTTTTAGATAGTTAATAGCTATCTTATAGATTTTAAAGATACATTCTAATGTATCCCATAGATAAAATATTTCTTCCACTTCCTCTACTACTGATTCTACCTCTTCTTCAAAGGACATCATAGAGAAAATAGAAGCAGCCTCTTTATTTTCTTCACCAATTTCATGATCTTTCCAGTAGGCTCTAGCAAATAAAATATTATCTGCTAGAACTTTACCAGCGGCCATTAGTTTTTTAGTTCTTCACCCTTAAGGTCTACATTAAAAATACCATTGGTAATCGTAGTTTGGAGTGATTCTCTAAAGGATGGGTTATCTAAGTAAATGTCTAGGAGGACGACTAAACATTCCTCTCCATCATCCCAAAGAGAATCAATAGGTTTAGCATCCCTAGAATCAGCTACAAGTAAGTCTACTGTTTTACCAGCATCAGTTAAGCTAAGAGTTGCATTTTTAATATATTGGACATGTTGCTTATAGAAAGCATCAAGTTGTCTAACTCTTAAATCAGTTGCGTCTTCAACTGACTTAGATAAGAAACTTGTTTTTGTGTCTAGTTCTTCATAAGACAAAGATAAGTCTTCTTTAACAGAAGCTAATTCTTTTAACCATCGCTCAACTTTAACTGTGTTGAGGATTTCTTGAAAATTCTTTCTGATAACAGATAGTTCACTTTCAGGATAAGCTTTAATCCCAATAGTAATATTATCTTTGATTCCATCAGATGCTTGTACTTTATGTTCAGTAAAAGGTTTACATGCTTTAATTGCAATTGTAGCCATTAGGTGTCCCCTAGATATATAAAAAAAAATTCCTCCTACTATAGATTATAGTAGGAGGTTGTTATTTTACTAACTTAAGATAGAAGAATACTTGATACACCAGTATTTCTAAATTTTACTTCTCTACCAAAATAGTTACCTACTTTAGCTTCTTTAACATCAGCAAGTTGTAAAGTATTCCAAGTATAAGTAACATATTTACCTACACCAGTACCAAACTTAAGCTGAACAGTAAAGAAGTTACTAATATTCATATCAGGATCAAATAACACTCTGTTATTATCTATACCAGATAGAGTACCTGTAGCTATACCAGCAGGAGTAGATAACATAGTATAGGTAAAAGTAGAAGTTGTCAATACTGTTACCTTATAGTAACCGTTATAGATAGCAGCATCTACACCAGTTGCACCAGAAACAATAACATAATCACCAGTAACCATTCCATGAGAAGGAGCAGTTACAGTAGCAGCAGTAGTAACAAAAGTAATACCTGAGATAGTAAAGTTAGTTGCTTCTGCTTCTAACATCTTAACAGTTACATCTGAAGGTACAGCAGTAGAAGCAAAACCTTCCTCACAACCTGTTTGGTAACGAGTTAAATCACGACCAAAGAAGTTAGGAGCTGTTAATTCAGCATGACAGAAGTTCTTAGCATAACCACCGATCTTAGCTAATACAGTACCAGTAGCAGGGGAAGCAGCAGGAGTAGCTTGCATAACATAACTGAAAGTAGTTGTACTTAATACAGTGATTTGGAAGTCACCGTTATATAAAGGATCAACTGAAGCAGAAATATTAACATAACGATTAGTTAATAAGCCATGTGGAGCAGACATAGTAACAGTAGCAACATTACCTACCCTAGTAACAGAAGTAACAGTACCAGCAGTAGCTTGAGCAGTAAACACTTCCCCTAAAGGAGCAATCTGAGCAGAAACAATACTTTGTTGTCTAATAGGTGCGCCAACTGATTGTACTTGTGTACCATAAGAAGGAGTTAATACAGCAGCTTCGATAGGACTATAAGCATTACCTTTAACAGTAAACTTAAGTCTAGGAACATCACCAATGTTAGCAGTAACATCTACTAAAGATTGGCATCCATAAAACTTAATTAACTTTTGGTTAATAGCATTTTGAGCAGTAGATTTTCTATAATCTATTGAGATAGTTAAAGGGTTCATTGTAGTATTAGCATATAATACAGAACCATCACCATTTACAGTAACAGTAGCACCAGAAGCTTGTAACCAGTTAGATAAAGGTACGTCAGTTACAGCAATAGATGGATTAAGAACACCTAAGATTTGTTGTGGTGTTTCTAAGGTAACATCAGCAAAACTATCTTTTTGATAGGTTACTTCGTTTCTTGTATTAGAGTCACCAAGATACATTAAAGCACCAGTTACATAAGTAACAGCACCAGTTAAAGTTACTGCGGCTACAACATCAGCACCAGTAGGAGCTACATACGTACCCGCAGTAACTTCTTGAGCTGACATAAGAACCACGTTCTTTTCATGAAATTTAGTAATTGACATTAATTTAGCCTATTGATTGGGTTAAAAGTTCTTCTTTCTTTTCTTCAAGTAATTTGTTTAACCTATCGATACTTGCTCTTTGACAAGCACTATCTGGGCGCATATTACTAATATGTAGTTCTAGTTGTTCTACGGTCATATCATTTACGGTTAACATAAATTCCTTTAAAAGTTTACATTGGCTGTGGGAAAACCTATCTTCCATCTACTTACATCCCAAACTTTACCATTGGATTGTTGTGTAGCACCTTGAGCAAAGGTAAATCCAGAAGTAGAAGCTGTGCTAGATACAGTAGCTGTAGGAGTATAGCCTATAAGACTAGAATAAACTTTCTTCCATATAGTAGGTAGATCATTAATCATAGCTACTATTTGTACTTCAAATGTCTGTACAAGGTCTTCACCATAATCATTATAAAGATCATAAGCTATTGGAGCAGAAGGGTTATGTGAGTCAATACTAAAATAACCTACATAAACTACAGGTAAGATAGCTTGATCTTGTAAGTTTGGTTCTACTGATCTTGCACGTTCAACAGCATAACCTGTTTCTGAGCTTATTCGATCTATTAGTATTTGAATATCAATCATATTTTATCTGTGCTAATTAGTAAAACAGCCAACCTATCCCAACCATCACCATAAGGAATTGGAGGACGATCAATGCTAAAAATAAATTTATATTCGTTAGTGAGATAAATAAAAGTATCATCCACACTAATAGAATAAGTCTTAGTATCTACAGAGGCAATTTGAATCTCCCATATTTGTTGTTCTAGGCTACCAGAAAATAAATCTGATGTCATAAAACCTAATATACCATAAATAATATAAGTAGGAAAGGTAAGTAGTTCTCCCATAGAACTAACTGTTTGTTGTATCTCTGTAGGTGTTTCTAACATACTCATGGGATAAAGTTCTCCAAGATAATACTTTCAACATTATTAAGTACTCGTTGTACTTCAGGATCATATTTAAAAACTACATTAGCCATATCAACTACATTCATAGCCTGTAATACTCTTACTGGGGCGCGAACACCTTTGCTAAGCCAAGTAGCTTTTTGTTTACGTTCATACATAAACTTTTGCCAACTTCCACTTTGTCTGCCAGCAACAAAACCACCATAATGTTGTTTACCATAAACAACTTTAGTTTGTCCTCTTACTANTGTAGTAGAAAAGACTTTACCTTGTTTACTAGCACCAGCATTAATATTACCTAGTTCACTTGTATAAGGAAAGTTACTAAGGTCAATATCAGGAGCAGAATAAACTAAACCATCTGTTATAAGATTCTTACCTAGTGTTTGTAAACTACTACTTCTATTTAAAGCTTTCTCTAAATCATTATTAGCAGTATATCTAGTAAAGACTGCATGTTTTATAGCTACGTGAAGTTGTAGTATAGTTGTAGTTACAGCTATTGCTAATTTTTTATTAATACGGTCTTGATTGATATAATCTTTTATCTCTTCTAAACCGAATACTTCTATTTTAGTAGATGACATATAGAAACCATATTAATAAAAAACCTCCAAATAGCCACGTTTTAAGCGGCTAAAGGAGGTTAAATTAAATTAACTTACTTTACTTTCCAAGAAACTAAAGCATTAATTTGTGTATGACCCATCATGAAAGAAGTATGTTCTTCCCATTCCCATTTACCGGTTTTGCTATTTTTCCAGCTATTAACCCAACGAGGCATAGCAGCATAATTAGCGTCTGGGTGCATGATACGACCATAAACTTTAATACCATTATCAGCAACAGGAAGACCTACTACCCAACCAGAACCAATATAAGCTGTTTGTACACCAGTGATACGATCATGATATGTAGCATTATAAGTATAGATTGGTAAGCTAACACCGTTATCAAAAGTCCAAGTTCTACGGAAAGTTAAACCTTGAACTTCTTGCGCTCTAGGAATAATGTCACGTTGAATAGACAAAATAGAATTAACAGTATTTAAAGCAGCACTAGAGTAGTTAGTTTCAATATCAAAATTGAAAGCAGCATACGCATCATCACTCATGTGGAAAGCAGCTAAAGAAGTTCTTTTAACAGCAGTGCTATACATTTTAAGTAAGTCTTTCACAGGAGTAGCAGTACCAGCAGTAACTAAAGCTTTAGTCCAAGCTTTCATACCAGCAGTATAAGAACCAGTATTAGTATCAGAATCCCAAGTACCAGAACCACCAGTAGCAATTACTGGAAGAATAGTAAGAGTAGAATCCCAAGGAGCTGTAACAGCAGTAGTAGTTAAGTTTACTGAAGGCATTAAAGGTAATGCAAAGTCAGTATAAATAGTAGCTACCGTACGGTTAAAGTTGTAACGAACTTTAGGATGTTTTTCAGAACTAGCTTCATAACCACCATAGAGAGCAATGTTAGTTGCAACAGATTCAAATAGATTCTCGAAACGATGTTCTGCTTCTACCATCTTTTGTTGTAGTCTTCTAGCAGCATTAGCTAAAGGATTAACAACACCGAATTGGTCGCCTAATTGTCTTTGGTTAATTTGAGAGAAACTATCATCAGTCCAACCTTCTTTAGCATAAGCAAAGTAGAACTCGGTAGTATCAAAGTTACCTAATTGAATAGGAGTAACATCAGCGTCAGGGGAAACGAATTGTCCCATTACGTTTTTGATACCATATTCACGGTCAAAGTTGATTGTTTGTTTTTCAGAGGTTTGGAAACCATTACCGAAAAATGTTTGCATCCAGTTAGGTCTTGCTAAAGGTAATGCTTCAAGCACACCTGACAAAACTTTACCAACTGCATAAGGGCTAAGAAATTCAGACATTATAAGTATACCTCTCCAGCGTTTAAGAAACCTAGTGGTTCAAATTCAGAACCAACTACGAAATAAGACTGCAATCTTTGTGTAACAGCATCAGTATTACCAATAGTACCAGTATTATAAGCTGTACAAGCAGTTGTAGAACCATCCCAGTTAGTTACAGTATCTGCATTAACATCAACTAACCAAACTAAAGCAGATGCCCAAAAGCTAGCTTCTACATAAGCAGTTGCATCGACATCAGCACTAGAAGCATTAACATCATTTAAAAGGACACCAGCAATAAAAGGAAAAGTAGTTGTACCTTGTACAATAGATAATACAGGAGCAGTACCAGTACCAGTACCAGCGATGTCAGTTACGTTAGCTAAACCACCAGTAGAAGTAAAAGTTGTTTGGTTAGTTAAAGTAATAGTAGGAATACCATTAACTGCACCAGTAGTAACAGATGCTTGTTTATCTGAGTTCCAACCAGTTAAAGTACCAGCAGTAAATACACCAACAGTTGTAGGAATACCAGCAGCCAAGATTGCAGCAGAAGCAGCAACATAACCAGTACCATCAGCTAAACCTGACCATATAGCAGCCATTTGTAAAGCAGATGCACCACCAGAACCAGCAGTAAAAGTTAAACCACCGATAATTTGTGTTTGAGTAGAAGTTAAAGCTGCAAATTCAAGAACAGCAGATTCACTTAAACCTGTATGAGCTATTACTTTACCAGTAGAAGAATACTGTAAGAAAGAACCCGCTTTTAAAACTTGACCACTTGCTACAGTTACAGTTTTAGTTTCTCTATCGTCACTACGAAAATACTTAGGGGGAGTTAGACGACCCACATAAGCTGTAGCACCACCATTATATTGAGTCATTATCTAATACCTTTAAATAAGTTTTCAGTTTTACCTAGTTCTTCAAAACCCTTCATAATATCTGATTCCATAGAATCTGGCTTTGCAGCTTCTTCAGCAGCTTTAGTAGCAGCAATCAAATCAGCATCAGCACTACCTAAACTACCAGCAGAAGTTTTAATGGCTGTTTGTTCGCCTTTAGCTTCAGCTAGATCAGTAAACATATCACTCATTGTTTCTAAACTATAACCTTTAGTAAGAGCTTTAACGACGGTAGCTTCGGAAATACCGAATGTCTTTGCAGCTTCTATACCTTTAACACATCTTTGTCTTTCTGTCTGAATAGCTTTACCAACATCAAGAGCTACCGATGCTTTTAAAGTGTCATGTTCAGCCATAAGAGCAATATA